CAAAAGTAAGGCTCGGAAAAAGCCGGCATGACATTTTCATTTATTCATCAGTCGACAGGGATACTAAATTTTACCTTGAAAAGCAGGTCACAAAGCCGGTAAAGCCTTATCCGATGATGCCCTATGACTTTAAATTCACACCTGACACCAAACTATCAGTAAGGTTTGGCAAGGCAGACGAGGTGAATTACTACAAAGGCTTTTTCATGGCAGCAAAAGTGGATTATTCCCTTGGTGGCGATTTAGGGTTGCTGTTCTTCGCAGATGATAAACTTTTCGGCTTTGCCTGTTTCAGCAAATTCCTGTCCACTCAGCAGAGTGCGTTCATTCATAGTGACTTTGTGGTGAGTGCCTCAGAGAAGCAGCTGAGCAAGCTTGTAATCATGTTGCTTCTGTCAAAAGAAGTAAGAGAAGAGTTGGTCGACGGATATAAGAACTATTTTGACAAGGTTAAAACTACCGTTTACACCGATAAGCCGGTTTCCATGAAATACCGGGGAGTCTTAAAACTCGAGAGAAGGGATAAAGGCAAGCTGATCTACGAAGGAGAATTCAAGAACGCAACCATAAAAGACATTTTTATAGCATGGATGAAACGCAAAAAGTCGAACTCGTCAGAGGGAAACTCGAAGACATAAATTTACTTATCACACCCTACAAACTCGCCTACGTTTCACCGAAGGACGATTGTGTGTTGCTTGAGCGAAACGCTCATTTTATGGACAAGGAGAAATTTGACCGCCTGACGGAGAACATTCAGAAAGATGGGTTCCTCAGTCAGCTACCTTTCGGCTTGAAGATGGAAAACGGAAAGTACAAAATCCTTTCCGGGAACCACCGGATCAAGGCAGCGTTAAAAGCCAAGCTTGACTATGTGTTAATCATGTACGTTGAGAACCTTACCCGGGATGAAGAACTCGGGTATCAGTTGAGCCATAACACCCTGGTAGGGAAAGACGATATGCAAATGCTCAAGGATCTGTTCAACGAAATAGAAGGACTTGCTCAAAAGGAATTCACCGGATTGAACGACCTGATGTTTTTGGACTATCAGACGATCAGCCTTCCCTCAATATCGGAAGACGATATAAAACTACATGAGATCAAGTTTGTATTCACTCAGTTCAAGGCAGAGAGGATCAGAGAAGTCCTCGAGGCTTTGGATAAACGAAAGATGGACGAGAATTCAGCCTTTTGCTTTGTGAACTTTGTGGACTTCATCCGAATCATGACTGAAGTTAAAAAGCGGACGAACATAAAAAACAATACTATCGCTTTTATAAAAATGCTTGAGATCTGTGAACAGAAGATCAAGGAAATTGACGAACAAGAATCAAATGGAGAGAGTGAAGAGAAACTCGGGTAAAGGGGGAAGACCCCGGGAAGACTTATATGCTAAGTATGACCTTGACAACAAATTAATAAAGATCGCTGCATGGTGCAGGGATGGAGCAACGGAGAGAGAAATAGCCAAAAAGCTAAGGATCAGTATCTCAACTTGGCTGAAATTAAAGAGAGAATTTCCCAAGATTAAAGAAACCCTAAAAACATCGAAGGAAGAAGCCGACATTCAGGTCGAGAATGCGGTCTTCAAAAGAGCCGTCGGGTTCGAGTTTGAAGAAACCTCGCAGGAAGTGAAGGTAAGCAAGAACGGTGATGCCATGCCTACCTCAGTCAAAAAGACCAAGAAATACATTCCGTCCGATGTAACAGCCGCTATTTTTTGGCTCAAGAACCGGCAACCGGACAAATGGAGAGATAGGCAGGAACGTGATGTTACGCATACCCTCAAGGACATTAAGATCAACGTCATGAGTGAAGAAGCCAAGAAACTTATTGAAAGTGGGAAATTTTTTGAAGTCGATCCTCCCCAGCAGGGATGATATCAACACCACCGATGTTTATGATTGGACGCTGATAAGCAAAAAAAGGATCGTCATAAACCAAGGCGGTACGTCCTCAAGCAAAACCTATTCCATACTTCAGGTGCTTTTGACCTACCTGATTTATAACCCGGATCCTGTTTTGATTTCAGTTGTTTCAGAAACCTTGCCTCACCTCAGAAGGGGTGCAATGCGTGACTTCCTGAAAATGCTGATTGAATACGGCATTTATAATGAAAAGTTCCACAATAAGAGCGACAATACATACACCATTGGTAAAAACGTCATAGAGTTTTTCTCAGCCGACAATCCTGCAAAGATCAGGGGAGCAAGAAGGGATATTCTCTACATCAACGAGTGCAATAATGTACCCTGGGAGGTTTTCGATCAGCTTGAGGTCAGGACGAAGCTGAGAGTTTTTTTGGACTACAATCCAGTCAGTGAGTTTTGGGTAAACGAGCAGTTGATCGGCAAAAGTCATGTAAGTTTTCACAAGTCCACGTTTATCCATAACCTTTATTTGGATCCACGAATCAAGGCCAGTATCCTGACACGAAAAGCCGGGGATCCTAACTGGTGGAAGGTTTACGGTGAAGGTGAAATGGGTACGAAAGAGGGCGTAATTTACACGAATTGGTTTCAGTCAACCTTCTTTCCCACAGAGGTTGATTCCGTTTGGTATGGGTTAGATTTTGGCTTTACAAATGATCCCTCAGCACTGATCAAAACCTGTGTACAGGGTGGTGAGTTGTGGGTACAGGAAATGTTCTATGAAACCGGTATGACAAATAAGGACATTTCCCTGAGAATGGAACAGGCAGGGCTGAAGAAGAACGAAGACTTCATCATAGCAGACTCGGCAGAACCCAAGTCTATTTATGAACTCAGGCAAAATGGTTGGCTGATCAAAGGAGTGACCAAAGGAGCCGACAGCGTGAATCAGGGTATTCAGCTTGTGCGGCAGTATAAACTGAACGTGACTCAGGACAGCGTGAATATGATCAAGGAACTCCGCAATTATAAATGGGAACAGGATAAAATGACCGGCAAGCCGATCAACGTACCGATTGATGCCTTCAACCATGCCCTTGACGCACTCCGCTATGGTTGTATGGCTAAGCTTGGTCGGAGAAGTTTTGTGATGGAACAAGAGAATTAGTCAGTTTCGTGAGTTTAAATGTAGCTGACGTTAATAGGTCTCATATAAATGGCTGACACAAATTCCACATACTTTTCTGCCTATTTTTGCACATTGAGTTCTCGCATCTTCTATTGATTTGCATGAAAAAATATTTTCCGAACTCTCGTTCTTTCTCATTTTTTTACAAATAGAATCCTCTTTAGGCATGCATTTATTATCAATAGTTGGATTTGCTTCAAACAGATGTAATTCCTCCGTGTCCTTTTTTTTCTTCAAACAATAAACTATCTTTTCCATTATTATCGGTCTTTTTGTGACTTGATGTTAAATGAAGCTTATTCTTTAATCCATTTCCCACATTCTTTCACCTGTGAATTCTGAATTACTTTATAGATATAGATACCAGAATTCAAATTCTGAATCTGAATGGAAATGCGTCCAGGAAGAAGACCGACATGAAGTACTTCCCGACCTGTAAGATCATATAGGAAGAATGTGGCATTCTTCAATTGCGTTTCAACGTAAATCCTATCATTTCCGGGGTTTGGGTAAATGATAACTTCGTGCACACTTGCAGTTGGTTCGTTATTAACGGACAGGAATTGTCCTTCCTTTGTGACCTTAATCAGGGATAGATATCGGATACGCTTCTGGGTATGATGATAATCCCAAAAAGTGCCAAACATAAGGCAACCGCTATCTCTGGTAGCTAATATTCCAAATAGGCTATAATAACCATCTCCGCCGTAATATTTCTGCCAGTTAAGTCCCAGAGTTGTATCGACATTATTAAGGAGATACCATGAATCCTGTGTTGATAGAATACTACCATAATCAAAATTAGCTGTTCCAGCGATGAATATTGAATGTGCATCTGACACGCCAATATTTTTAAAAAATCCAGGGCAATCCTCCGTGTCTATTTTACCATAGGCTTTAAAGTGTTTAGGAGTAAAGGCAGTGTCATAATAAACAGCCCCTATGTCCCTTGTTGGTTCATAAGGCCAGGACTTTTCATACTCTCCGGTTACTATAAAATGAGTCGGATCAGTATATTGTATTGAACTCATATTGTTAAGATCCTGATCAATGCCTACTATTTTTTTAACGTTAAAGGAATTATCAAGACTTACAATATTTCCTGGACCGCTTGAACTACTAAAACCTAAAACCGCAAAATAATAACCCTGAAGATCATTCCGCTCAATTAAATCTAAACCAAATGCCCAATGATCTCCAAAGATTTTTAAATGAAGACTGTCAAGTTCCATGGTAAGTGTATAAATGAAAGAAAAGTCCATTTGGTAACTTGTTGTGTCTTCAACAGTACCATAACAGATTATATCATTATTGCTTCCAATTTTAACTTTACTCATAAACAGATTATACCCTGAAAGCGAAAATGTTTTATTCTGAATTATATTCAGTGATGTATCAATGGTACAAAACCAAAGCCGGGATAATTCTGGGAATTGTACCGCCCCACTCAATAATAACTTGTTATCAGATATTTGGTTAACAGAAGAAAGCCATGAGGAAATGCCTTCGTAGCTGATATCTTTATGAATGAGAACTTCACCTTTACGGCTTATCTTTAGTAATCTCGAACAGCTTGTTGATGGGCTGAGATTTGTGACATCGACAATAATAAAGTCACCGGAAGGAAGTTCTACCGCATCCATAATCTGGTGATCGTAAACAGTATCTTTTACCGTTATATTAAATGTTGTCTGAGATATTACAGGATGAATACCACAAATCAGACATAACATGAAAGAAATAATTTGTCTTTTGCACATAGAATTGAAAGTATAATAATGAATTCATTCTGTACCTGTTCTTTAGACCTCGATACAGAATGAATTCATTATTTATAAATATTCAACAAAATTAGTAATATAAATAAGGTGATATTTTATTCTCCCGATGGTGGATTTATAGCTGGATAATAGGCGATAATTCTTGTCCCATAGGTCAGCTTGGCTCTATGGATATGAAGATAACCAGATCCCACAGCATAGTCATACCAGACTTCATATTTAATTATTTCCTTCCCTTGTGGTTGGTAAATGGTACTAATGGTAAAAAGGTTTTGTAAATAATAATTCATAACATTATATGTTAGACATTCATCCATATAAACGTTGCCACTATTTCTAAACAAATAACTGTTGAAATAGCCATACGGGTTAGTTTGACCTTGTGGTAAAGGAACATCAGTAGGATATATCATTGGTGTCTTTTCGACATTTACGTATGTATAATACTGCCCTGGTGGTGCAATTGGAATATTGTAATTAGCATGCGTTGTTAATTCAGTTGATGCATCACGAGGTTGTAAAGTGTAATCGCATTTCCCTAATTGATTTCCCCAAATCCAATTGTCAATTGTCCCAAACCAAATTGGTGGGTGAGGTGGTGTCGGTAGTTGCGCTAAAATCATATTAATGCCAACTTGCAATTGATTATTTGCTATTCCAACTTTAAAAACATCATTAACAAGGACACTTTTATCGCCATTTACTGAATAATAAAACACAGACAAGCTATCCACTAGTTGATTATATGCTGTATAAACATCGCTTAGATTTATTGTCCCATCCCTGTTCATTGGAATAGAAATAAAGGCTGAATCCGTTAAAAGGACTTTTGTAATAGAATCCATTCGGGCATAGGTTGCATTCATCGCAGTTTCAAGATACCAGATAGTACTGTCGACTGATAAGCTTTCGCCATCTTTTAATTTGCTTGATTTGTTTTTTATGAAATTATCAACAAGTTTTAACACTTGTTGACTTAACTCATTTGACAATTCTGATTTATTCTGTTGTTTTTGTTGCTCTTTCTTACATGCATTCATTGAGAATAACAATGAAATACCAATTAGTACTATAAAAGCGCAAAGAGTTTTTCTTTTCATAATCTTTCATTTAAATTTTTATTTAGAATTATTAAATTCAAAAACATTTCAAAAATTATTTAATTGAAATGTGATGATGTCAGAAATGTTTACATTTGTGTCTGCCTCCTTTCTTTTTGTCTGTGAAAATATATTTGCTTTTATTCTTGCATTCATTGAAGGAAGGGGGTTTTTCATTTCCCCTAATATTATAATTAACGATTCCGTATATGAAACAGTATCCTGATTTAGCTGTTAGGTTGATTACCAATGAATAATAAGTGATTGAAAATGAATATTATATGCAAAAATCATGCCAATTTTTCATATAATTAATAATTAAATAGTTGAATTTTTCATATTTTTGAAAAGTGTCAAAATTTTTGACATATCTGTAAAAAGATTTTACACTGGTGTCAATTTTTTTTACACTGGTTGAAACACTCAGAGTGCCGCAAAACAGAGTAATGTAGAATTAGTCCACGCTATTGTTAGGGTGGAAGTTCCCTTTACAAAGGGGAAAAAATACAAGCCTGGGCTTTTTCATAGCTTTGCGCCATGATAATCTCTATCAAGGAACTGTCAAAGCTGATAGGTTGCAGCGATAAGACAGGATCCAGGATCGCAAAGGAAATCCGTGAACTATACGGAGTCGATCACATCACCATTTACCACGTTTCAGATTATTTTAAGTTGCATCCCGCTCATATAGCAAGATGGTGGCTCAGTATCAATGAGAAAGATCCGGAAAAGTTGATAATGTTACTCCAAAAGCTTCCCGTTCCACCTGTAAAAAAATTAGACACCTACCGGAATACATCGGAAGAAGTCTGTAAAAACCGGAACTGCCCAAACAGGCGAATTTGATATTTTCTTAATATCGCACCGTCAAAGCGAATAAAACTACTTTACAACAGACCTGTATTGTAGTATTCCTTTACCTGATTAATTCCATTTGAAGGGCATTGCCATAATGAGGCAGGGATAAATAATTGTGAATAAATATTTTTTAAGTGAATGTTAAATGACATTATAAGCGTATTACATTTGTGGAATTTATAAACCAAAAAAACATGAAACCAATGAAAAAGCTTTTTTCAATCCTCGTTCTCAGTCTGGTGCTGTTTGCCACTGCAAACGCTCAAAAGATCATTATTTCAAGCTACGCTGATACGCTGAGCGGGGCACAGACGAAGTATTACAGCCTCTCGCTCGCAAAAGGTTACACCACCTATTCATTTCAGGCTGTTTATCAGCACCTCACCGGATCCACGGACTCGGCTCATATCTGGTTCGAGGGATCCATTGATGGCACGAATTACCATAATATTTCAGGGGCAACCTGCGCATCATACACCGCTTCTCCGACGACAAGTTTTACGGTTGTCACCTTTGGAGCAGCTACCGCTAATTATATTTGGACACCGTCAAGCGTACCGCTTCCTTACATCAGGGTTGCCGTTCAGCATTATGTCACCGGTACAGCCACAGTCAAGGCATTAGGGTATCCGGTCAAAGTCAGTTATCAGTAACTCATCACACCCTCGTAAACCTACCAGATCATGAGAATTCAAACTTGCCCCCTACCGGCTTCCCTCACCACCATTCCTGATTTATCCTGTGCACAGAGTTTCGGGCAGACTCAAAAAATGGCATTTTGGAGAAAAGGGAACAGTATCGTTACTATTATTTTAGCACAAACCCTGTTAACATGGACTACCTTAAAGGCAGCCGTTGATAGCACGAAAGTCGTTATCACTCCATTCCTTTCAGGGGTTGACACCGAACCCGGCAAAGCAAAAGAATACGGATCAGGCAACGAAGTCCGTAACGGTATTCCTATCGTTATGCGCAATGAGCCTACCAAGGTCACCGCCAAGCTGTATGAATACAGTGCGGACATTATCACGGCTTTAAAAGCCCTGGTGGGTGAGCAGCTCGAAGTTTTGTTATTCAATGAAGTGGGTTGGATCGGTTGCGGAAAATCCGGAGTCAGGGTTGTCGGACTTCCTATTCAGAGCCTTAATATAAGCGATCTGAAACTCGGGGGATTCGATGCACCGGATTATTATGAAATGACCTTCTCATTTCCTGAAAATTGGTCAAACAACTTCTTAATCGTTGATCCTACTGCAAACTTCAATTCACTCGACCTTTAACCATGAAAAATTCTCAACCGTCATAGGTTGTACCTCAGGGTGAGGGATCTGCCTTCGCCCTGCTTCGTTTTCAAAAAGATGCTCGAACTAAGTCAAATACAGCAACTCGCAATCAAACCGGCTCATCTTACCGAAGTCAGGACAGGGGTCCAGCATGGCAAACGGTTGCAGTTTCACTCCGATTCTACCATAGAGGAACTTCCTTCAGACAGTTACCTGAGCGACTTCTTTAAGTGGATCGGTGGGACCGAAGTATTACCGGGAATCCTGCCGGCAGACAAGTTTGACACCTTTAAGTCACTGTTGACCTATCCGCTTCCAACAACCGAGCTACTTGAGAATATTTACACGAACCTGAAACGAGTCTTTGACGGGAAGAACGCAAATGAGAGATACTTATTTACAGATAAGCAATTAGGGGAAGACTTTAAAGAGTTTTTCAATAGCGACAAGTTTAAGGCAGAAGCCTTTGAAGCGATGAAGAACTCCATTGATTCGATTGTTGTAGTTGACCTTCCCTCTGACGCTAACGAACAATCGACCTCTCCGGAACCCTATTACTACTTTGTGGAGATTGACCACGTTATAGATGTTCAGGTGGACAAGGACAATCAGATAGAGTATGTGATTTTCCTGGACGGGGAAGGTAGCACGGTTTGTATCGATGATACCTATTGGAGAGTCTTTACCGGAGAAAGGGATAAACTCATTCTGAAAACCGAAGTTAAGCACGGACTTGAAGCGGCACCGGCAAGAATGTTATGGACGGACCGTTTGAAGTCCAGGAATTTTATTAACAGAAGGAGTCCTATTACTACTTCCCTCGGTGAGTTGGATTGGTTGCTTTTCCACAGGATCAGTAAGCGTCACCTGGATCTGTATGCCTCTTATCCTATTTATGTTTCCTACAACACCGAAGAGAAGAAAACCGGAACACCCGGAGAGGAAGGGAAGTTCGTAAGAAACCCCAAAGGCAAGAAACTCATGGGAGCAGGATCGTACATCAAAGTACCGGCTCCGCAAGCGAAGGAAGATCCTGACCTGATGAATAACCCACTCAAGGTTATCCCGGCAGAGCGTGAAAGTTTGGATTACAACACAGAAGAGGAAACACGCCTTGCAGACAAAATCTTTAAGAGTTGTGTAGGGTTTGACGGGGATCCCAAGAACGATCAGGCGAAGAACGTCAAACAGGTCAAGTCTTCATTCGAGAGCAGAAAGGATATTTTACTCAGCCTGAAGTTGAACTTCGAGGAAATCCATAAATGGACAGCCTCTACGTTGGCTCAGTTACGCTACGGGGAGAAGTTCAGCAGCGCTGAAGTGGATTACGGTACTGAGTTTTACTTGCAGAACGAGAATGATATTCTTAACGACATCAGTAACGCTAAAAGCTACCAGGCACCCGAAGCGATCATTTCAGACTTAACGGGAGCCTATTTTGATACGAAATACAGAATTGACTCGGAAACTAAAGAACGGGTGGGGATCATTATGGATTTAGACCCGTACCCGACAAAATCCGTCACAGACACTTTGGCGGTTTACACCGCAGGACTTATCTCCAAGGAAACCATGTTGATAAAGCTGAATTTGGACGCTTATGTCAGACGGTTTGAACGTGAGAACCTTCCTGTAACTGAATTCGGTGAAGGGATGGACTACTTTAAAAAAATTGACATTATTAACAAACAACTCAACAGTTATGCCAGCGAACAAGCAAAAGAAACAGCAGGGAATCCCGGGCAACCGGAATCCACAATACCTGATGCAACCGGGAGAAGAGCACCACTACCACCTGCAGGTGGTTGAACGGACAGCAACAAAGGATCCGCTCAGGTTTGAAGACCGTAAACGAGTGATTATTTTTTCACCGAAAGACTTTGAAGGGTATCAAACGCACAAACATTTATTCAATCATGTAGGGGCAGAGATCCTTCATGATCCTTCGCTTATTATCGAACCAAAAGAGTAATTCAATATTCACTAAACCGTAGGAGAAAAACGGAATGCCTAAAATGACTAAAGAACAAGCATTAGCTTTCGTGCAGGGGTCGCAGGAAGCGGAATTCATTATCAGAACACCCTCAGAAGAAACAACCTTCCTTACCAATTACAGGAATGTTGAAATTGAACGGGATATGAAACCCAAGGTAAAGGAGATCTACGACCGTATTGATCGTGACGTTCTCACCTCTACCGGGATCCCAAAAAATGCAGACGAGAAGACCTATGACTATGCCGTCAGGGTTTTAAAGGACTTCAAAGATCAGCTTTCCAATGCAGATGTTAAAAAACTCAAGGAGCAGATCGAGGAACTGAAGAAAAACGGGGGTGGGGTTGAACTCGAGAATGTACGGAGTGCAGCAGCCAAGAAGGAGAAAGACCTGACGGACAAAATTGCCCTTTTAAATCAGCAACTTGTCCAAAGGGAAATCAACGCTCACCTGAGTCAGGCTATGACAGGCTTGAAGTTTAAGGAGATCCCGAAACCAGTACTTGACACTTACATTGAGGCTACCAAAGCAAAAATGACCGCAAGGGCGAAGATGGTTGACGGGAAGGTCGTGTTCATGAAGGAAGACGGAACGGCTGAGTTAGACTTAGCTACATATTTACCGGCTTCGGCTGAAACCCTGCTCAGGGAAGAGTTAAAAGACATCATTGATAACGGTATTGTCGCAAAGGGGAGTGGTACCACGCCACCGGCAAACGTGACCAAAGATAAAGACGGCAAAACGGTTGTATCCGTTCATGTACCGGCTTCCATAAAGACTCAGGGCGAATTGACAGACCACCTTTTAAAGGCAGGCTTGGTAAGAGGCTCAAACGAATTCATGGCAGCTTTCAAGCAGTATGGATCAGCGTTACCGTTACAATAAAATACTACGTCCGAAGGGGACAAGGACAGAAACTAAAACCACTCAGTACAAACTACAAAAAACTAATTTAAAATGGCAAATTTAGCTTTGACCGTCCTTGATGCCTACCGTCTGCCGTATGCAGACAGCGCCCTGGACCTGGCAGAACACCGCCTTTCTCAGTATGGCGTTTTCGAACTCTTCAAACGTGACACCCCTAATTTGATCCCGGCAGCTACCCTTGAGGCAGGTCGCAAGGCTCAGACTCGTCCGGTCACAATTCCCGTAATCAAAACCAAAGATTACGCAATCACAAACACCCGTTCATGTGCCGTTGTAACAAACAGCAATGAATCCGCTTTCGTTACTTTAGTGTTCGGCACTATTGTATGGAATTTCCACATGGTTCCTTCTCAGTACGGGAACAATTATATCGGATTGCAGCAGGACTTCAACATGAAAATGAAGGACAGTCAGAAGTCGATTTTGACGGCTATGGATATAGCTTGCTACAATTACCTTAACGCCAATAAGTCGCAGGTGAATAACGGTGCAGGTAAGCCTTATCCGTTTACTAATAATGTCATTCTATTCCCGGCAACCGATACGAACAATGTTCTTAATGAACTCAGTTCAATCATGTATCAGAACGACCTGAACGGACGCTTTAACCTCGTTGCCACTCCAAGGATGCAGTCCCTGGTGAACCTTCTGAAAAATCAGGGGATCGGAAACGCTCAGAATTTAGCATTTCAGTTTGGTGACTTCGATCTTGGTTTTTCCAACAGGGTAACACTCTCCGACAACGCAAGGGATACCTTCTTTGTGATGCCTAAAGGAAGCGCAGGGATTGTGACCTGGATTGATCCTTCGGCACGCATGGGTGAACAGGCATACAATACCACCTGGACCGTTGAGAACCTTCCGGAACTTGGTTTCGAGGTCGGTTTAAAGACTCAGGTCGGTTGTAACGACAACTCAACCGAAGCCGGTGCAGGGTTTGAAGCCTCGAACCGTATTCATTATCAGTTCTCGTTTGATTACGCACTGGTGACTCCTTACAACAGTTCACCGGCCACACTTCCGGGAACAATTCTCAAAGCTGACATTCTCGCTCAGTAAGCATAAGGTATTAAGGCGCTTTCCCGATCAAAGAAAACCGCCCCCCTTTCAAGGGGTAACAATCAAACCCGGATCCGATGTACGACATAGCAACCATTCAAGCTGCCTTCCTTCCACTGGTAGGTTGGAGAAATTCGAACAATCCGGACCTTCCTCAATTAGGAACAGACCTTACCACTTCCATAAGTGGCAAGGTTTTCAATGACGGACACCCCTTAGTCACGCTTGAGAATATTTACGCTACCTGTCCGGACTTTGACAATTATAACGCTTCCCCTTATGATGCAGCAGTCACCTATCCCAAAGGTGCAATCGTAAGGGCAAGTAACACGGTGTATGTTTCGTTACAGGACGCAAACAAGGCTCATGCCCCCAACACCTCACCGGATTGGTTTTGCAGCCTCTTATCGCAGCACGTAAAGAATTTGACGCTTGGGGCAATCAGTAGCGTGGTCGATCAGGTTCTCTTAGCCAAAAAAATAAACCGGAGTACGAAAGGACTGCTGCAGAACCTTTTGATTTTCGACGGAGCCGGTGAACTTCACAATCCGATTATCCGGCAGAGCCGGTTTGTGGGTTTTGAAATTACGATCAAGAATTTTGACTCATTACAGGTAAAGGTCGAAGAACTCGGACTTCAATTCACAGAGATCAATACAGATAAAAATATTTACGTTTTTCATTCGAGCAAGCAGGATCCGATTGCCTCATTCAAGTTTACCACAGTTGAAGGCAGCAGCTTCCAATGGTTCAAGCCGACCGACTTTATTTTCAACTTCTGCAAATCAGGGGGGAATGATGCCGGTGGAAGGTTTTATGTTGGCTACTTCGAGGACGATATTACAGGTCAAGCCTTGCAGAAACTCTACAATTTTAACGTGGTTCCGTGTCAGGGTTGTATCACACAAACTTATAACAGACTCGCATATCTCGAATGGACAAAGTACGTTGGTATCAGACCGTTTGCCCTACCCTTCTCAGCTTTACGAGGTACAACCCTGCCGGATCTTACGTTAATCGGCTATGATCCTACCAATAATTTCGGGATGAACATGAGGCTGACGGTAAAATGTGACTACACCGATTTGTTAGTTTACAATCAAAATATTTTCAGAAACGCTTTGCAGAAGCAGGTCACGGCTGATGTTTTAAAGCAGATCGCTTTCACTACCCGGACAGACTTCACGGCTCAAGCAACCCGGGATCGTGCCATGTTGGAACTCAAGGGCGACAATCAGGCCAAGATCATCAGCCTCGAAAAGATCCTTGAGGATGAAATTACAGGCATAGAGTTAGACTTTTCAAACTTTGATTCGCCATGCCTCGGTACCCGAGGCAAGGGAATTGAGATAGACTCAATATAATGACCGACGTTTTGGATAAGCTGATTGACACGCTTCAATCCTTGGATAAGGGTGCGATCATTAACGCAGTCGTAAAGGAGAACGAAAAAGAAATCCTTGACCTGAACCGGACGGATCAGTTATTTAACAAAGGGATCAATTCTGAGGGTTCTCCGGTACTTCCTGATTACGCTCCAAGTACCATTGTCAAGAAAATGAAAGAAGGGTTGCCTACTCATGTGACGTTGTTTGAAAAAGGAGATTGGCACAAGTCGTTTATCATTCATTACGGCATTGACTTTATTGAGATCACAGCACCCCCGGCAATGGTAAAAGGATGGGATCTGACCGCAGGACTCATTAAGAGATACAGCGAGTTTATATTTTCCCTCACCAAAGAGAACCTCAGTAAGGTTCAGGACTTAATAAACCCCAGGATCGTGCAGAAGATCCGGGAGCAAATTCTTTTATCATGACAACCCTGAACGAGATTGTAACCAAGGTCGGAACCGCATTTAATACGGCATTCAATACCGTCGAGCCATTACGCCCTTCAAGGGATAATATTAAAATTTACGGACTCGCCTATAAAAAGTTTTTGGACAATGGATTGATCCCGGTCGTTACTCAGGGGAGTTTAACCGATGAAATAAACCTTTTGCCAAACGATAGTAACGCAGGGTTTGTGTTCTTCGAGTATCAGGATCCGATCACCTTCACTCCGGTAAAAAATGGAGAGAATGTCAGGTATTCGAGAGCCAAGTATACTATTGACCTTTCTATTATATTTTTTATAAACTTCAAGCGCTACTTAGGTATGACCAAATGGGTAGGTGATTACGCTATTTACCGGGAAGCATTCAAGAACGTCATAACAATGGTACTTAACACGCAAATGCATAAAATAGGTGGCAGTATCATTCCCAACAAAATCTATGACCAAAAAATAGAGGACGTTTTCAGGGGATATGCACTTGACTCCCAACAAAAGAACCTTTGGCAGCAGCCGTATTATGCAGTAAGATTTGATTGTACCCTTGAATTCATTCAATTCGTTTGCTCATGAAAGGTAAAGACTTTTTCCTCGGACTTTGCAAGGTTTGTAAATTCCTTGTTATCTCCTTATATCATTTTGTTTTGGCCGGGATTCTTTGGGTAAGCGAAACAATTTACCATTATGTTAAAAAGACTTTGATCTATCTGGCAAAGCGAGCAGGCAGGCTTTCAATTTTCATCAGATACGGATTTAAAAAGAAAATCGAAAACCCTTTGAAGGTAAAATTCCCTAAAGAGATCCCATGTGCTCAATGTTCAGCGATTGCCAAGAGGGATCACAGCAATTGGAAGTTCAACTATCAGGGCAGGGTGTATTTTTCTACCATGTGGCACTATCGCTGTAAGAACCCGGCTTGTGGTAAAATGTGGACGACTGAGGAAACCAGGAACCGGACAGCAACAGCACTTATGAGAGTTGTGAATAGAAATAAATAACAACTCTGACAGGAAGGTGTAGTTTTGCAAAAAAAAAGTCATGAAAAAGTTTATTTTATTTCTTACAATACTTAGTTCTGTAAATCTTTATTCACAGCATAGAATTGCTGTGAATAAAGACACGGTGAAGTGTAAAATAACAGAAGTTTCAACTGACTCTATATTCTACATTTCCAATGGTAAAAGTTTTAATATTCCCATCAAGCAAATAAAATACCTGGAATTTTCATCAGCAACCAGGCAACTTGTCAGGGCATTAAAAGCCAAGTCGATTGTAAAAACAGATTGGTTCGGATTGGATTTTTCTTATGCCAAAATATGTTCTCCTGGCAGAAAGAATGACTATATGAATAACTTTTATAGCGATTGTAATGACCTAATCTTTGTAAATAAACAATTCGACAATTTTAAAAAATGTATTCAGAATTTTGATACAACTTTCGTTGGCACAAGGAATAAAAAAATAAATTTTGATTGCAATGAATCCCATTTGTGCATAGATTCAATAACATCTGTAATAAAACAAATCAAATTCAACTTAAAGGTTAATGGGGTAGGATTAATAATTTTTGTCAGTCTTATCAATAAGCCAAATGAAACTATTAGTTTTTATACAGTCTTTTTTGATTCCAATAAAAACATTTTATTGGTATTGAAATATAAAGAAAAAACAAGTGGTGTTGGGGTTGCATGGCATTGTATCAAGCCGGTTTTAGAAATACTTGATGGACATTTTGGTATCCAATGGAATCAGGAAAATATAGGTGTTTTTGAAGAGCACACTTTCTAATGATAACGATCCGATTAAATAAATTTCTTAAGTCCATTGAATTCAAGTTATTTGAAAGCATTGATGATCTCCCGGCAGAGAATTACAGTTACTTCAATAAGTATTTACTGATCGACTCAGGCATAGGTTCCGACTTCACGGAGATCGACACGCTTCACCTTAATACAATCAGCAGCTTAATAAAGGATCCGCAGAAACTTGCCGGAGAGGTTCAGAATTTAAGGAGTTTGGTTTGGAACATTATCAACGGAGTAAACCTTAAACATCTTGCCTTTGGCTGCCTGATTCACTCCGTAGACGGTCGGCAGGTCACGGATCTGTCCGCAGACAACCTTAAGTCTATTCTCAAAACCCTGTCAGAACATGGGTTGACCGAGGCGGTATTAAAAAAAAAATTGTTGAAACAAGGGAGAACCTTTACGCCCAACTCACCGAGTATTTTCCCAAGCGTTTTGACCACTCCCACGAGTACAACCATTTTCAACGGCTGAAACGGCAAAACGAACTTCGGTTGAGGCAGCTTTTAGAGTTTACCGAGCAGCGGGCAAAAGAAATACAGGAAATAGATGCTTATTTTCTGAGACAGATAACTCCAAAGGAGTACGGTAAACTTGAGGTAAAAGTGGAACTCGACTTTGTGAAGACCTGCCATATTCTAAGCGATCACACGAACAGTGATGTAAAGAAAATGACCGTCAAGGAATTCTTTGCCCTGCAGGAAGTTGTTGAAAAAAAACCGCCCAAAAGGGTGATGTAATAGTTGTAATACTCGGTTAACTCGAACTGCTATGCCAAAGATCAAACATGAAGACCTGATCGAAAATAACATTTTCGACGATGCTATAAAAGGGGCACAGGCACTCAGGACAGAATATCAAAAACTATACGCAGACCTGCAAAAGCAGATCGTTATAAAGATCGATACGCAGTCGGGAGCCTCGAGCAATTCCAAATTTGGGCAGGATATCATCAAGCAGACTAACAAGGACGTAAAAGACCTTGAGAAAGTTTACGCTGATTATGGGAAGAAACTTGAAGTTATTACTCAGCTTCAGGATCAGCTTTCAAACGTCCAAAAGCAATACAATAACGCAAGCAATGAAACCAAAAAGGCGATCCTCGCTGAAGCTGAAGCACTCCGACAAAAGAACGATCAGGACAAGCTGGACATCAAGGTCATGTCCACTCAGGAGGGATCCTTGGCACGACTCCGGGCAGAACTATCGAAGCAAAAAGCAACCTTAGTCAATGACCTGAAAATAGGTACAGAGGCTTACAATAAACAGCAAAAGGCAGTCGCAGACCTAACCACACAGGTCAAAAAAGAAGAAGAGGCAATCGGAGTCCACACCCGAAGCGTCGGTCAATACGAGAAAGCTATCGAAGGGATTAAAGGTGCGATTGTAGGAGTGACCGCTATTGTGGGATCCATGTACGGGGCAATAGAATTCGGCAAGAAAGTCATTGATTCCACAGGAACCTCACAGGAAGCCTTTGCGGTTTACATGAAAGGGATGGAAGATGCAACTGCGGCATTTTTCCGCACTATTGCTAACGGAGATTGGAGCAATTTGCTTACCAATATGCAGGAAGCGATGAGGGCAGGTAAGGAATATCAGGAAGTGATGAACGACCTTGAGCACCGCAAGAGATCCTACACTATTCAGGAATCTCAAACGATGGTCAAGGTTGACGAGGACTTAGAGAAGTCACGCAGGAAGGATCTTTATACCGAAGAACAGCGTAAGGGTTTTATATTAGAGGCGATCACTCTCGAAAAAAACCTGGCTGACATGAAGGTTAAAAATTCTGACATAGAATTTAAGAAAACGACTGATTATTATGCGGCTCTTACGAAACTTGACAAAGCAACGCTGCTCACGTTTGTAAAAGAATATTCCAATAACGAAAAACTGATCGAGCAAGCTAAAGAGTTGAATGATAAAAAAACTCGTTTAGCAAACCTACAAATTCAAAGTCACGGATCAGAAGTTGCATCAGCTGGAATGTCAGGCATGGGTTCGGGTGGGTTTGTGACTTCCACACCAGGCACGAAGGACAGCGCAGATTTACTTCAAAAAGAGATCAATTCAGCAAGTCCGATAGTTAGCGGATTCGCTGATATCATTCAGAAATACGGCAACCTGAACAAGGCTGCTATGGACAAGCTTGTGGAATCATGGAAGGGGTTAGGCGACGCACAGCAGGAAGTCTATACCAATACTATGCGATCTGAGGGCCGATTAGCTACTTTGAATACTCAAATTGAAGGAGAGAAGGCGAAGGGTATTGCAGCAGCAGCCAAGGCACAGGCAAAAGCAGATAAAGAAGCTGAACAGCATCAGGCAGCCCTTGAGAAATCCGGATCTGAATTACGCAAGGAATACGACGCAGGACTGAAAGAAACGATCAAAGCGGAAGACGATAAATATAAGACCTTAAAGTCAATGGGACTATTGACTCAGGACGAGATTATCAAGCATGAAATGGATTCGTTCGTTACTTCGGCTCAGTTTGCCTTAATGACCGAAAAGGAGAAGCTTGCAGCGATCAAGGAAATGCATGATAAGGCTATGCAGGACGCAGGGAAAAACGGCAAAGCTACACCTGAAGCGGATACCGTTCAGGTGGATGATGCAAGTACACCGGTTGACAATGCGATAATCCCAAGCGGTGACGCTCTTGAAGGAGCATTAGGCAAATTCAGGGAGTTTTATGCCAAACACAAGGCAATCATTCAGGAATTCACCAAGGACGCTCAACAGTTATTAAGTTTTGAGTCGAAGGCAATCAGCAACAACGAAAAGAAGCAGCTTGAGGAAAGCAAGAGCCGGTACGATGCTGATTATGCTGCATTGGACGCTCAATTAGCAAATAAAACCATTTCCCAAAAGGACTATAATACTAAGAAAAAGGCACTTGAGGAAAAGCAAAAGCAGGACGAATTAAAAATACAAAAGGACGCTGCAAAAAAGCAGAAAGAGGTACAACTCATTCAGGCGATAATCAATACCGCCCTTGCGGTTACGAGTGCCCTTCTTACTCAGCCTTTTATGCCGATGGGATTGATTGCTGCCGTTGCAGCCGGTATCATGGGTGGATTGGAAATAGCTACAATCGAGAGTTCGAGTTTTGCAGAAGGTGGATCCGGGGTTATTGACAAGAAGAAGGGGGGAAAGTTGAGAGGGAAACGGCACTCTCAAGGCGGTATTCCTTTGCCCGGTATCGGAACAGCAGAAGACGGTGAATACTTCGGGATCCTGAACCGGTCAGCTACTTCAAAATACGGTGATGCAACGTTAGGACTCATTTTTGAAGCCTTGAATCAGCAGAAGTTTGAAAAGTTGTTTCAGACCACGAACCCTTTAACGGTGAATGTATCAGACCACTACCAAAAGAAAATATACGAGGAATTGAGCAAACCAAAGCATGACGCTACGGTTCAAATCATAGGAAATAAGAGGGTTGTAACTCAAGGAAACCATACACTCATAACCTCAGTTTAGTCATGTCCTACGCACGTAAATACGTCCACAAGATCAGTTTTGACGGGATCAATTTCACCCCGGTCAAATTAAGTGTTGAGGTAACGTTTACCGAGGAAAGGGAAAGGGATCAAATATTTTACCGGAAGAAGTCGAGTACCTGGAAACTGAACTTTTACAGGAATAAGGCCGTGTACTACACTTTACTAAACTACATTCAATTTCCGGAAACCCTGACGACGGATTGCATTGTGCAAACGTGGAGATCCGAGAATGGAGTTACCCTGAATGGACTTGAGTTTTCAGGGTACTTCGATCAGAGTACCGCCAAAGTAAACCAGGACGACGGTTCAATAGAATTCACACCGTCCACTTATGATGATTATACCTGGTACGATAAAAATAGTGCAGTAAAGATTAACGTTTTCTACGATCTTTCAACGGTTGTTCCGGTAGCACCTAAGTATTTTTGGGAAACGACCACACATTATTTGTGGCAGGGTGAACCTGTTTATAATCACGGTGCAATAGGTGCAGGTGGATACGCTGAGATCACTCAAGGGTATGGAATAGACAAACCGCCCCCTTTATGGGAAAGCGGTAAGATCTACAGACCGATTGACACAGAGGACGGATGGGTGTTCGATCACGGTTACGCATACAGGTGCGTTACTCAGCACGTTTCAAGTTCAGCAAATGAACCCGTTACCGGATCTCCGTTATGGCAGGAACACGTAAGGTACTATTGTTTTGCACAGCAGCAGTCACCTTTTATGCTTCCTGGAATGACCCAGGGAAATGACATTTACGATACCGGTTTCCCGAATATTACAGGAAGGGTCGCAGGTTCCACGAACTGCCCGAGTACCATGTATTTCATGGCGACTGAAACACACCAGGACGGAGAGTATGACTTCCCGAAAATGGGATACAAGTTATTTGAGTTTTCGTATAATGAAAACAAAGGCGATATTTTACATTGGATGATTAATTCGCTGAAACTCGGGTTAACGTACGACTCCACTTTTTTCACAGCCTGGACGAATCCAATTACCGGGCAACCGACTCATATAAGCAACCCGGTTCTGATTTCTAAAAAACAATACAAAGCTTTACTCAATGCCGACTTTAAGGTAGGTGCTTACATTGACAATCAGGTTACTTTCAAGGAAATATTTGACATGATTTCCGTTGTCTTTAATGTAAAATGGGTAATGAACGGGAAGCAGATTTTGTTTGAGCATATCAAATATTTTGACAACGGGTACAGCTATTCAGGAACCAGGGCAGTCGGTGTCAACCTTGTAACCTACCCCTCGAAATATTGTATCCTGACAGATATAAACGGCAATCAGCGTTTAAATTTATACAGTTTTGCTTCTGATGGTTTTCCGAGCAAGGAAACCTGGGTATGGGATGAAGGCGACGAGTCCACCGCTTCCATTGACTACCTTCCAATGGTATGCAAAAAGGGTGATCCTATGGAACATAAGGCAACCGGGTACATGGCAGATATTGGAATGTGCATGAGAAAGACCGAGGACATAAATGATTCAGGTTGGGTAATCCTGGCTTGTGACCTGGCTAATGCGATATGGAAAAGGGATTTGACCCGGAGCAAGATTGCTTTTTTCAACATGATTAACAATACCGGTGGTGATCCAATGAAAAGTGCCATGATTGACAACGGCATTTTCAAGGACATGGTGAACGGTGATATGTTTTGGGAAAATCTTATCATGGATTTCCATTTTTATCATAGGTACTTTACACAAGGAATGTTTTACGACACCCTGTACAACATGAACTCTGTTTTCAGGGTAAGAAGGCAGGAGAACGTGAAATTTCCGAGGCTTGAAACGGTTGACACGAAAAAATTAATCAAAACAAATTTAGGAAACGGAGAAGTCGAAAAGCTTGAATTGTCAACGGATACGGATTTCTATAAAACTACCCTGCGTTTTGGTTTCCATAATGACGATCAAGGTATAAGTATTCTAAGGGTGGACAGCACTAAGGTGAAGGTAAGTTCAACGATAGTAAAAGTGAGTAAAATATTCTACAACCCCTTAACAGCATGAAAAATTTAGATACGGTACTGCCGTTTTATCAGACCAATGTGAGCAGTTACGATTTCCTTATTCAGCAAAATCGCTTCAAGGAATACGTTGTAGAGGATTGTATGCTGATCTGTTTCACAGACCGGTTGTTGCCTTTTGTAATCAGAAGGCAGCACACCGCAGGAACCTTAGCAAACCTCACTTTTTACCTGGAATGGGAAGGTCAGGACATTCCTTGCACCCTGGACAAGTCGAAGCTGACCCTTAACTCGAGCTCATACACGGACGACATTGTTTACGACGGGTTGACCGCTTTCAGCACTCCACTTCACCGGGGCAGGTGTTGGATCCGGATACTCGACTCATTTCCGACTGACCATGTAGTTTACTATTCCGAAACCATGAACATTCTGCCGGTAGAGGAAAAGCTAAAATATACCAGGGTTGATTTTAGCAATACGACAGAACTGAACGGGATCCGGGCAAACTTCAATCAGGTCATTTATATTGACAACTTATTAAAGACCCCGGATTTTCTCAGGACTGATGCAGGTGAAAAAATTGACGAAATATTCATTCCTGAGAAAAGGATTGCACAAAAGGTATGCAATTTACAAATGCTTTTAGTACCTGAATATACCATAGACTCGCTGATTACGCTTCCGATGATGGACACGGTAAAAGTTACCGAAGTTGTGACTGGTGAAACTTGGTATCCGCAGGAAGTCAGGCTCAAGGATCCTGCCTGGGTTGCCGACGATTACGGGGCAACCGCAAGCATGGCTATCCAATTAGTCCGGAAAACGATTATAAAGAAACTCAGTTATGTGGACACTCAAATATCACAAGTTATGGGAAAATCAGTTGATAGTTTAACGATTACGCTAATTGCCGACACTCCGAAAGATGCAACCTGGGGGACTCCGTTTGCGTCTTCTCAATACGACTATACGCTTACCGCTTATGACTCAAGGAAAAACCCTGTTTTCCCGTCCGTCACGGCTCAGACTTCAACGAAATTGACCCTTGTGGCTCAAGTGGATTGTACGGTGAGTATTATTGCAGTCGGAGATAAATAATTGTGCCATGATGATACTTTTTAGATCATATCTTTGTTAATATCTATTTTCATTTTAAACATACTTTAAGCGTATATTTGACACCATGAGAACCAAGCTAATCATACCCTTACTTTTCCTCGGAATCCTCGCCATAGGGCAGAATTCGCCTACATTGGACACTATAAAGTTCAAACGGGGTGGCAAGCTGTATAAACTTGTGATTACCCCGACTTCATTAACGTTGAACGGAACCACTTATCAGATTTCAAGTGGATCCTGGACACAATCAGATCCCACTCATATCAGACCGTCCGTGTATATGAATCAGATCAAGTACCCTGGGATTAGGTACATGGGGCAGGATGTTCACCCGACTCAAAACGCTTTAGTGTGGTGGAATTGGTATGACTCAACTCTTAGCGTAAAAAACCCGGATCCTACATTACAGTCACCGGTGTACTACATAGGAAGCGACACGCTTTCCGGGTGGAGAATAACAACCCAGGACAAGGTTTTGCGATTTGAATTCAAAACAGTCAACGGTTGGATCATGAAGCAGTCTATTGACACAACGGGAAACTTTTCAAACGGAATGTAATGATTAACCTCGAAGACATAAACGTAGGAACCGCCCCGGATTCGGACGATGGTGATTTTTTAAGGGATGCCACAATTAAGGCTAAGACTAATGTACAGCAGATTGCCGACTATGTAAACGACCTGGACAATCTGTATGTTCCGATAGAAGCGATTAATCCACCTGATTTTGACATTCACTTAATCCTGATCCCGTAACATGAGCAATATAGCCGTTCAAGTTCCATACACTACCTATAATAAATTCGACACGGATCCGACTTACCTTGCGGATTCCAGGGGTAGTATCTTTTATAACGGATACTTCTACATGATCGGATCATGGTTGCAGGCAATCTATGATCCCACTTGGCGACAGTACCAAAAAGGGGTGATAATGAAGGTCGCTCATGACTTTAGTTCTTACCTGGAAACCCCTATCAAAAAAGCTTCTGCAGACGAGGCTTCAATGAGTTGCCGGACACAGCAGTTGGTCCGGGTGGATCAATACATTTATGGTGCTGCAAATTGGGCGGGAACACTCGGCATTTTCCAATATGATACCACGAATGACACCTATAAAATGTGGAAGACCCAAAGCGGGAGTCTCCCGAGTGGTCTTGCTTATGATGGAACATTCCTTTATTATGCTGATTACACGACGGTTCGTAAGTTTTTGGAAGCTGATTTTAGGGACAACAGTTGGGGGCAATTCAATACTGATTTTGGATATGACGGTGCGATTCCGGTACGAGGAACCTGGGATTCACACGGTTTGGGATTTCACCCGACAGATGATAGCAGGAAGGGAGTTATTTCGTCCATCTATGTTGATAGTGCAGACGCAACAGTATTGTGGGTGGTATTCGGATACGGCTATGGTGCAGTAACCGCACAGATCGAGTGCCATAAGGTGAGTCTTTCCACGTTTGCGTCAGTCGGCTATTGTCAGATCCCTGACACAATGGGAGTAAACGCTGTCTTTTGCACTCAAAATGACACCTGGCTTTTCATACCTTGTGCTTTAAATCCTTATTCCTCGACCTCAAGTGAATACGGATATACCTTTTCCCTGGTAGCTGTTAAAAAATCAGACTTAACCGTCAAACCGTTAGTCCGGCATGGTGGAACCGATACCGCCCCTGGCATTTACGCTGATGCAGCCGTTTGCGTGGGAACAAGTCTTTTCATTTCGAAGTATGATTATACGATCTATTCTATTGACATTAGTAACGTTAATTCGTGGGTTGATACGGATAGTGAAGGATCTCATGTACTTGATGTAATCAAATTCGACATACAAACGTATGACGGTGGTGGATTTTGGGAACTTAATTCAAGTAACTATCAACGTCACCTCGGGCAGTTGGCTATGGATGCAAACGGTCAATTTTACTGTCCTTTATATTATGGTAATGCTCAATCGGGTACTTATCAAATGGGGATTGGGTTCTCCATACCAGGATATAGTTTCACTCCACCGACCGTAATCACGAATGGTGCTGAAACGAATGATTTAATTACAACCCTGCATGGAGAGGTTACGGCAGGATCGGGGATAACCGATTTCGGTATCAGATGGGGATTTTCACCGGACAATCTTACTCAGGTTGTCGGGAGTGGTATTGCGTCCGATTTTCATATTGCATTGAATGACCTTGCAACCGGAACTTACTATTATCAGGCTTATGCCGTCAACAGTAACGGAACCGGAGTTTCAGCAGTTGGGGATTTTACCATAACCGGAAATAATAAAGTACCGACGGTAGGTGTGAGAAGTTGGGAACGTGGAAATTACACAATGAAGTTAAAGGGGAGTGTTATTCACACCAACGGTGCAATCACTTTAACGGTAGGATTTCACTATGGAACAACGGCTAATAACCTGAATAATACCGTGACCTGTCAAAACGTCGCAACGGATTTCGACTACACCCTGCAGAACCTTCCCCTGGGAACGTATTACTATAAAGCGTTTGCTGCCAATAGTGTCGGGGAAGGCTTATCTGATGTGGACAGTTTTGAGATCACAAAGTATTTAAGGATTGACGTACCGTCCTCAGATCATTTTATTCTCGATGGTACTAATGGTAAACCCCGGGCAATATACATGCACGGCTCCCTGTACTACAATGGGTACTATTATGGATCGGCAAGAAATATCGAAATGCCTGCTTCCACAACCTTTGAACGCATTATTAGGATTGCCCGGGATAATTATACCTTATCAGGCATAACGGTTTATGAGTTCAAATATGCCTCAGAAAACGATACAACAATTTTGGAAAGCATGGATCAAATCCAACGGGTCGGTGATTATATTTATGGGTTATGTTTTCCGCATAATATTACTGATAGTTGTTTAGTTCAATTACATATTACGGACGGAACTTATAAAATTTTCAGTATTTCTGCAGACTATTCCGCTCCCCTTATCGCTGATGAAACTTACCTGTATGTTTGTGGTGCAAATGTGGTAAACAAATATTTGGAATCAGACTTCAGGAACCCGGCTTATCCAAAATTCAATACCACAAACATTACCGTTCCGCTTCCGACACCCGTAGCGTCATTCGATCACATGAATTTTGGTGAGCTGAACCCACCGTTACAACAGTCCGACAACAAGGGTAAGTTACATAATGGATGCGTTGATGCAAATTACCTTTTTTTGGGATTTACAACCGGTGATGATAATACCCGGTATGAATTGCAAAAGGTGAACAAGCATACGATGGTCGGGGATAGTTGGATTCTGATACCAAAATCAACGGATGATTGTGCTCAAAACGCAACCCATATATTTTACGGTATCGAAGTACAACCTTCTGCCCCGGACGGAACTTATGGAAAGGGATGGGGCGGTTATGCTGTAAGAAAATCAGACCTACACCTGACTTCATTACCGAAATATGATGCCCTTGACGGTACGGGAAGTGCGATTACTTCTTATGCTTCATTAATCTTCGGGAACTATCTGGTAGATCAGAAAACCAACGCCCAAACCTACATTTTAGATATTTCCGATGTAGATAATTGGACGCATACAGATCCGGTCGGTACTCACGTTTTAAACATTGTTCAGTTCTATTTCAACGGGGCATTGTTACAGGGATATTTCCCTCTAAATAATCCACCGACTTACGGCAAACCACCCAATGAGTGTTCATTGGATGAAACAGGTACATTCCATAGTTGGATGTGGAGTGGAGTCGGGGAAGTCATGAAATTCGTTGTCCCTGGATATAACTTTACTGCAGCACCAATAGTACAAACCACTCCGGCAACGGTTAGCGGTTATGGAAATGCTGCAACGGCAAATTTACATGGAGTTATACTAAACGCAAACGGTTCAACGATAACCGATACCGGTTTCCAATGGGGTACTACATCGCAAACCGTATCGGCTCACGAAGTTCTATTAGGGGAAACAGGTTCGCCTTTTGAGGACGAGATAGACGGACTTAGCACCGGTACATGGTATTGGAGGGCGTTTGCAGTAAGTGACCTGGGAACGGGTTACTCAGAAATTCAAAGCTTCACGGTTGCAGATCAGCTTTTAGCACCCTCAGTTACGACGGTTTCAGCCACTCAGACCGGTGGAGTCTTTACGGTCACCGGGTCGGCAAATGACAACGGCAGCAGCATTACAGAGAGGGGTTTTTACTTTGGTTCTCACGGTGGAACGTTAACCAAGCATTCAATTTCACTTACAGGCGATTTCACATGGAGTCCGACTGAACCATACGGGGATTATGACTTTAAAGCCTATGCAATCAACAGCGTCGGGGAAGGTCAGGGATCCATAGTTGAGTGTGTCTATTCGGTAGGTCCGACGGCTCCAAGTGTAACTACGGTTTCTATTACTCAGGTAGCAGGCACTTTCACCCTTACCGGATCCTCAAGTGACGGGGGAGCGACAATTACTGAACGGGGTTTCTATTTCGGTCTGCAGGGCGGTACAATGACAAAGCATAGTATTCTTTTGACCGGAGCGTTTACGTGGAGTCCTTCGGAAGCTTATGGCGCTTACCAGGGCAAGGCATATGCAATTAATTCAGTCGGAGAAGGTCAGGGAGCAGTCCTGCAATGTTCCTATTCACAGCCGTCAGGCTCCGGGTACGGGTTTTCCGGAACAGTCAAATTTGGAATTCTTCCGATTGCTAATGCGACTGTCATAGTGATTAACATGACAACGAATACGGTCGCAGGAACAGCACAGTCAGACACTAATGGACATTATCAGGTCGGCAGTTTGGATCAGAATACAAAATATGCGATAGCAGGATGGTTCAGCAATTCGTCCTATACCCTGAGATCATTTACTTACGTGGCAAGAAACCCGGTAGCATTAGGATAATATGAAAACCATACATCTTATATCACTCATTGCCTTAATCCTGACACTGACCTGTTCAGCAACAGCCAAGGCTATAATGGACACCCTGAAGAATAACTTTTCGGGATCCATTTTTAAAAATATGGGTGCATGGTGGGATCCTTCAAGGTCATGGGTATGCAAATGGAAGAACGGTGACGAGAAACAAGGTGAATCCTTCCCGGGATCCTCGACAATATTTGTCAGTTTTACGGACGGGTGGCACTTTTTTCAGCATTGGTTCCTACTCCCTATCTTTTTGTCCTTCGTGGCTTACACGCAAGCTTTCCCGTTGATTTCATGGAAATTTTGGTACTTCTCGGACTTTGCACTCATATACTCGTTTTTTACTATCAGTTTTCAGTTTTTTTATTGGTACTTAAATAAAAAATAACATGAAATTTATCAATAGTCTTATCGGTTTTATCCTTTCAGCATTCAAGTCGCTGAATTGGATATCAACAGCAGTAAACTTCTCCATGATCCTGTTTACCCTGGTGTTCAGGTTCAAGCTTTGGGCTGTCTTGTTTGCAGCCTTAGTCACATTTGTAATCGTTATATGTGACTATGCAGTTCCTTTGATTTTCAAAAAGAAGTAAGATGGACGTAAAAGTAATTCCGACCATCATAGAGGCTTTGATTTTCGTGGTATTCCTTTACCTGATGCTCAGAAACAAGGCTGATTATGATTTCTTTCAGGAAGAAACCGCTTCGGGCAAGAAAAGCAATTCACTCATGAGGGCAGGGTTTATTTTGATTATCCTGTATACCCTGTATTACATACAGTATCAGATCAGTCACGGCAACGTGGTAGATCCTGTCTTAGTAACCACTTTATTAGGAACGGCCATAGGGGGAAAAGTCGCTCAGAAATTTACCGAAACGAAGAATAATGACGACTCCACAAAAAACCCCTAAAGTATCGCACCTCTGGGTGGCTTTGATACTTCTCGCCCTCACTTCCTTGGGCTATGCCTTAATTTCTTATGGCGAGCAGCAGCGATTTAATTATGAAACTCAACAAAAACTTGAACAACTCAGAAAAGAGAAAGTTGACGGTGAAGTTTTCCGGGTAACGGTTGAAAGTATCAATACGCAGTTGAAAGACATTAAAACCAACACCGACTACATTCCGGATCTCAAGGCTAAAATCGAGGAGCATATAAGACAAAAGTGATCCCTAAATTCTATCAAGGTATGATGATTTCATCAAGGTACGATCTACGTGAATTCGTTTCACCGCAGGCCTGGAAGCAGTTTGGCGAAAGTTCAATTTGGTTGATCGACAAAAGAATTGTTGATTTTGCTGAATGGTTCAGCGATTATATCGATCAGAAAGCTATTGTAAACGATTGGCACACCGGAAGAGAGTATAAGCAAAGCGGCTACCGGATTCCAACGGATCAAACGTCCAAGGCTGAATTCACTCAGCACAAGTTCGGCAGAGCAGAGGATCTCAAAGCTAAAGGAATGGATTATGAAGTTCTCCGTGATGTTATCAGAGACAATTTCAAATCCCTTAATCAAATGTTCGGGATCACGACTATTGAAAAAGATTGTCCGACCTGGCTCCATGTGGATTGCCGGTGGACCGGATTAAACACCCTTTTAGAAGTAAATTTCAAATGAAAAAACTGATATTCCTGATTTTGCTTAGTTCCTGCAGTATGCAGAAGTTTTGCGCTGATCGTTACCCTTGTCAGGGATCCTCTGACTCCATCGTTAGAGATTCGATAAGCTACGTTTATCGGGATTCAACCATGACTATCCCGAAGGACAGTTCAGCTATTACAGCTCTTCTTTCATGTGTTGACGAGAACGGTAAACTGACTAAAGATAAAGTGAAACTTATGGAGATCATAAACTACCGGTCAGGGGTTCATGTGGGGATCCCAAGCGTTCAGATTCGGGATAACTACCTTCAATCAAAATGCGAAGTCGATACATTGAAGGTTGTTAATCATTGGCTTGAGAAGCACGTCAGTCATTACGTCAAGATAAAAAAGGCCGTTGTTCAAAAGGTCAATTTTTTGACTTGGTGGCAGACTCTTTGGGTATGGATAGGCAAAATTACTTCCGGGATTCTCGCATTACTTCTTTTATGGTTTATTCTCAAAAAGGTATTCCCTGTTGTGGGTACAATTTCCAAGTTTTTATAAATCCCTGATATTCTCTACTATAAATAATTGTTGCCGGAAACAATTTATCCTCGTGACCGCTTTGCTTTGAACAATCAATAAACCCTATTGATTGAATAAGCCAGGTACCCCGAATTCCCTTTTCGCCCTATTTGTAAGGTTTCTAAATTTCATCAAGGAACAAAAATAAATGTGTATTTGTTTGGTAATCTGTTTGTTACATAGTATATTTACTTGAGTAACAACAAAGCAAATGGAAGCAATGAACTACACCCCGCAAGCAAACATACTCCTCGTAGAAGACGAACAGCCTTGCACCAAGCTACTGCAGAAAGGCAGAAAAGCCTTAACTGATATTGAAATCCTCAGTATCATTATTTTCGGTGACGTAAAAAGTCAAAAGAACATAGATGCAACCCGGAAATTGTACACGGCCTGTAATTGTAACCTGTTGGAAGTAAAAAAACTCCGTACAGCAGACTTCGAGAGGCTTGGCTTATCCAAAACCCAGGCAGTAAGACTTGAAGCCACCATAGAGCTAATTTCACGCACAAATGAGGCAACAGCAGTCAAAAACGAAAGGATCACTCACTCAAGGCAAGCATTCGACTTATTCCGCTCGTATATGGGAGAACAGCCGTATGAATCCTTTTACATCATTTTACTAAACCGGGGCAACCGGATCATTGAAACTGTAAAAATCTCCGAGGGAGGAGTAGCTGGAACAGTTGTAGACCCAAAAAAGATTTTTAAGATAGCCCTCGAAAAAAATGCAAGTTCTATGATACTCGGCCACAATCACCCGTCAGGAAATCCGGAAGCAAGTGAAGCTGACAAAAAGTTGACCCGGAAGATCAAGGAGGCCGGGGATATGCTTGACATTAGTGTTCTTGATCATATCATTGTAGCCGATGATCACTACAACAGTTTTGCAGATCAGGGAATTATTTAATTATCATCCCATATAATGATGGCACATATATTGACTTTTCTCATTTTAGACGTATATTTGATTGTTAATATTGCCCTCAGCATCGCTTTATCTACTTATAATTTTTTCATAAAGGCAGATTGCTGTTAATGATCGTTTTACGTTAATGTATTAGATTATGGGACTAGATATAATAGAAATTGCGTTAAATTCAATTACCGATTTTATTGAATTTGAGAGACTTGCTAATGAGGTCTTGCAGCTGGAAGGGTTTTCAAAAATTCGTCCATTGGGAATTAAAGATGACCAAGGGATAGATGCTTTTGAAGAAAAAATTTTTATCGATGACGAGGCTGAGGTTACAGTCTTTCAATACACAACACAAGAATATTTAACTGGCAAGGTCGAGGATACAATTAAAAAATTAATTAAAAACAAGATTAAATTCAATTTATTAGTAATTGCGACAAACCGGTCTATCTCTGCACATCGGCAAAGAAACATCAAACAAACCGCACGGGCCAAGCATAAAGTTATTATTGATATTATTGAGTTTAGTACATTTCATTTAAGATTATCTGATCTCGGGAACGGGTTATTTTATCGGCATTTTCCAAGTACTGGGAAACAATTTGAATTAATTAAACAACAAAAGCTTCTTTTAGAAATGCCCGGGTCTCAGGCACACGAAACTGCAATGCTTAGAGTCTCCTGTGCTTTATCCTTTCATGACCATTCTAATCAAACAAGACAAAGTATTTTTGACCATCTAACATTGACTGTCTTCGAACTTTCCTCTAAGTCACCGAAAAGGGCTGAAGATTTAGTTGTTGAATATTCAAAATATGTTAAAGGCTTGACTCCTGAGATAGGTCAGATCCAGGCATCATTAATTCGGTTAACTAAAAGTGGACTAATAAAAAGTGATTCAGCCGGATATGTGTCAAATGAGAGGACAAGTGACGAAAGGTCCGTTAATATTTCGAAGTTAAATGAAGCCACTCAGTCCCTCTTTTCAGATTTAATTGATGAAGTTGAGCAGATTTCGGGTAGCACATTGTCAAATTTCGACAAACATCAGATTCGTCAAAACATTCGATCAATCCTTACAGAAATATTTCGACTTTTTGGACTTGACATTGCACAACATATCCATGCTACTCAATCCCTGCTAAGCACAGAAGCCAAGAATCGACCAGATTTAATCACACTAGCGAAATATAAACTTTCAAATAAAATTGGTGACTGTTTAATCACTGTACTCGGGCAATTATTTTGTTATCCCGATTCCGAACAAGCAATTATATTATCAAGTTGGTGCCGAGCTTTTCTTGGTGCCCAATTAATGCAATTAGATCCTACTCTGAATGAATTTCAAGTAACACATTTTAAAGATAAGATTTTTATTCTGGATACAGATACGGTTCTCGAAGCAATGCTGCTATATTTACCTCAAAGTAATACCATTCAGAAAATCATTTCAATGTTGTTGACATCAGGATGTAACGTTATAATTCCAACAATGGTGGTAGATGAATGTATTAAACATGCTAAAGTTTCCGAAAGGACATACAACTACTTCGGCATGAAAGGTATTGATTTATCACCTCCCTTTATTGACGAAAACGTCAATAACGCATTTGTAAGGGGATATTATTACGCAATTCAAAATAAAAATATTCCAGTCACTATGTCCTTTAGAAGTTTCATTAGTAATTACTTTGAACCATCTAATTCTCAAAAATTTCTATCTAATGTCATTAACAATACTTTGCCCAAGGGAGTAAAGATAGAAAGCCCATTGAGGTTGCTTGGTGAAGAACTGCCTAAAGAATTATTATTCAAATTAGAAACTCAATTTATCACTGAACTTCAACATGCCAGAAAAGCAGCATACAGAAATTTAGAACAAATCAAGGAATTAGCAAAAACAGATTCTCAAGTATATTTATTGGTATACCGATTAAATCAAAAAAAGATACCTGATTTAAGTAGACTAATGGGGGGGAAAGCATTTCTTCTAACTTCAACTCGACGGTTTATTAAAGTTGGTAATTGTCTAGGGCTAAATGACCCCGTAGTTGTAAGTCCCAAACTAATTAGTTCTCTTTTAGGAAAAATTTTAGGACCTTCTTTAGATCCTACTGAATTAATAAAATTATTTGAGAACCCATTTATGGCTTATGCTGTTGACCAAAGCTGGTCAGATGTTCAAGTTTTAGTAGAAGCAGGAATAAATACATCCGGGAAAAATATTACTCGGTTACGTTGGGATATTGAAAACATTTTTAATAAGTATATTACATCTGAAATTTATAAGGGTGATGGAACTGAGAGGAAGGAATCACGTTTAAATATTGAAAATCTTGCGCAGCTTCTAGATACGGCGGCTCAAAGTGGTTATCCAGTTTCTCAAGAAACTGAGAGCCTTGTTAGAGAGGTAGAGCAATTACGTAAAAGCAATAATCTTAAAGCAAATGAATTAACTGAACTCCATGAAAAATTTGAACAACTTAAATCTAAAATTGAGGAGTTTGGAAGACGAAAACAAAATTATTTAAACCGAATTAGCGATGCTGAAGAGGATTAAATCTATCACGAATGTAGTTAGCTCCAATGACACGCAACAAAGGCTCTACCTTTGCTGCGTTTAGCAGGCGTTAGGCATAATTAATTTATATGAAACAAATAATTCTTATTTCAGCTGGAGTGATTTTTTTATTATTAATCTCACTTGTCTTTTTTTTAGATAGTAGAACCTTAGAAGCACTTAGAAATACTTTCACAATAATAAGTGGTACTGCTTCTTTTATTACTGTTATTATTGCAATTCTTTTATATAATAAATATGGAATTGAGAAAACAATTAAAGAAAAGAATTTAGAAATCTCTTTAAAGCTTCTTGAAGAGATTAAAAATATTCTTATTCTTTTTAGAATGAAAAACTTTGTATGTAATTATCGACCTGCAACCTGGTCAATGGTATACTATGAACCACTATATAAATCAAAACTGTTATTTCCTGATACATATTATAATGATTTAATGTCCATTACAAAGTTTTCAAACAATCTTTATCTGCCGAGAGAAATTAAACAGAAACTTGATGAAATTATCCCTTATGAAATGGAATCTCAAGACTACCCGTTGAACGAATCTGAATATTTAAAGGTATATGTCATCGGAACAAAAGGAACCGAATGGAATTTTAATACTATTAATAAGCAAAAAGATATTACTCTGCAAAATTATTTAATTAAATGGGATGAATTAATAATGAGAATTAAAGACTGGTGTGAGAGTAATTCTGCTTCTAAAATTGATTTAAATATAAATTAACTATGCCTAACAAATCGCTAACCGCAACAATGCTTACGCAAAGTCGCTGGGAACCTGAAACAAGATTAATCAAAAGAAGTCAAGCGTGTTAAGGAATCAATCGGAATTCTTAAATTGGGTGATGAGATCATAGAGGAAGAGAAGAAGAAAAGGAAGAAAAAGACCAAGTCAGATAGGTCACCATGTAAGTAGTCTATTTGCCTCCTGAGTTGCCACCTAAAACGACTACCCTCTGCAAAGCCTTGTCAATTCAGAGTTTCAGAGGGCAGTCTGAGTCCTGTTCCGGGCACTTCGATTGGTTTAACAAATAGTTTGATATCGATAAAAAAGTCTCATCCTGAGGCTTTTTTTATATCCCATAGACGGAGTAATGGTATTGCTATTTTTGTTCAGGAATGGCCGGGGAGGAGTTATGTTTTGCCTGAAGGTCGGCGAGTTTTTGCTTGCCATAGGTGAGACGGATTATTAAAATAAACAGAACGGGTATTATGAAAACACCTAATGCAGTGGCTGCCAGCATACCTCCCAGAACTGACCATCCGATGGTCTGACGGGCAACGGCTCCGGCACCGGTGGCAAATACCAAAGGAGACACACCGAAGATAAAAGCAAATGATGTCATCAATATCGGACGCAGTCGTAAACGAACAGCCTCGATAGTAGCTGCGACAACTTCTATACCCCGATCAACACGTTCTTTGGCGAATTCCACTATAAGAATAGAGTTTTTGGCAGCAAGGCCAATCAAAGTAATGAGACCTATCTGTGCATAAACATTATTTGACAGGCTTGGGGTAAGGGTCAGTGCCAGTATGGCACCGAAAGCAGCAAGAGGGACTCCGAGCAGGATGGTGAAAGGGACAGACCAGCTTTCATATAATGCCGTAAGGAACAAAAAGACAAATAAAATTGACAGCATGAAAATAAAGGTCGATGTATTACCTGCATTTATCTCCTCGCGGCTCAATCCTGAGAATTCGTAACCATATCCCTTGGGCAGCACTTGTTGAGCAGTCTCCTGTAATGCTTTCAACGCCTGGCCCGTACTATACCCTGCTTTTGCATCACCTACAAATTCGGCCATCCGGTAAAGATTATAATGTGAAAGCATGGAAGCCCCTTCGCTGATTTTATATGCCATGACAGAGTTTAATGGTACCATTGTGCCCTGGGAATTACGAACATAATATTTATCCACACTAACAATATCATTCCTGTAAAGAGTATCTGCCTGGGCAATTACGCGGAAATTCCTGTTATATATAGTAAAGTCATTGATATAGGTGCTGCCGAGATATGTTTGAAGGGTATTAAACACTTCCTCCAGACTGACCCCCATCTTTTTACATTTGTCGCGGTCAACTGTGAGTTGATACCGGGGAGTTCGTGTATTGAAAAAAGTAATTGCACGGTTAATTTCAGGACGTTTGTTGGCAGCTGCCATGAATGCGTGAACATTTTTATCGAAAGTTTGTATATCATCATTGCTTTCACGTTGCTGAAGTTCAAAAGTAAAACCACCTGTAGCGCCAAGTCCCGGAATGGCAGGAGGAGGTATGACAAGAATATTTGCCTCTTTGATTGCTGCGAATTTTGCCTGCAGCTGAGCCATTATGGCAAACAGCTGTTCACTCTTGCTTGTACGTTCACCCCAGGGTTTTAACTGGCAGAAAAGCGTGCCACTGTTGGTTTTAAGGGAACCTGTGACGACATTAAGCCCGGATATAGCAGAATAATGGTTGACACCCTTAATCTGACTCAGGATATTCATTATTTTCTTCAGCACCTCCACCGTGCGCGAGGAAGAAGAAGCTTCAGGCAGTTCGAATGTTATGTAAAGACGTCCTTCATCTTCCAATGGAATGAAACCGGTGGGTTTATTAATCATCATAATATAAGTGCCAAAGAACACCATAACCAGAAGGATGACAATATAACGGGAATGTTTTATCGCTATCCGTACATTGTTTGTATATCCCTCTGTTCTACTGTTGAACCATTTATTAAAATGGAAGAAGAGGTAGTTAAGCCCTTTTGAAGATTGACTGATATGGTGGGGTTTCAGAAACAGGGAACATAAAGCAGGCGTGAGGGAAAGGGCGACAAATGCAGATATGAGAACTGAAATGGCTATTGTGATAGCAAACTGCTGGTATAACCTGCCGATAATGCCGGGCAAAAAGCCTGCGGGGACAAAGACTGCAGCAAGGACCAGGGCAATGGCAACAACAGGTCCTGAAATATCTTCCATTGCTTTGCGGGTAGCTTCTTTTGGCGGGAGGTGCTGCTCTTCAATATAACGACGTACCGCTTCGACCACAATTATTGCATCATCCACAACTATTCCTATTGCAAGAACAAAGCCGAAGAGCGTAAGCTTATTAATGGTAAAACCCAGCGGTATGAAGAAAATGAAAGTGCTTATTATGGATACGGGAATTGCAAGGATCGGAATAATTGTAGAACGCCAGTCCTGCAAAAAGATAAATACTACCAGGACGACCAGCGCCAATGCCATCAGCAAAGTCTTAATCACTTCGCTTATAGAGACCTTAACGACTGAAACAGATTCAAAAGGTACATTGAATGCAACATCGCTTGGAAAAGATTTGCTGAGCTGATCCAGGGCTTTGTAAACGCCATTGGCAACATCAAGGGCATTGCTGCCGGGAGTCTGGTATATCATCATGTATGAAGCAGGCCGTTTATCAACGAATGACACGCCTGAATAATTGAATTTACCCAACTCGACACGGGCAACATCCTTCAGATAAACGATAGAACCGTCAGCGGGATTGGACCTGACAACAATATTATTGAAATCATACACGCTGCTGAGCCTTCCATTGACAATTACGGTGTATTCAAAAGGTTGATTGGAAGGCTGTGGCGGAGTGCCAATTGAGCCGGCGGCCACCTGCATATTCTGTTCCTGGACAGCATTAAGGATGTCATTCGTTGATAACCCTAAG